GCCAGCTCCAAGCGCCCCAAACGGGCCTGCTGATGGCTGCGCAGACGGGGTTGCTGCTGGCGTTGCGCCTATTGTATTAAGAGCATTGCCGACTTGGGTTCCAATCTGCGCACCAGCGGCAGCTTGATTGGCAGCAGCTTGGCTAGGGGCCGCAGCTTTGCCGGTGTAAGCATCACCAAATAGCCCCGGCGATGGCGCAACAGATGTTGTGCTCACAGATTTGGTACCAATGGGCGCTGCCGGTGCTGGTGCCGGAAGATCAAAGACATCTACCTTGCCAATAGGCGCACCAGTGAATGAAAACCCTGGTGTGGATCCCTGCGGTGTGCCAGTCGCTGTTGTTGACGACATTATCCCTTCTGGAGTGGCTGAAGGCAAACCATAGGATCCGGAAAGGCCATCACCTCCACCCCCGCCAGAAGACGGTGTCTTCCCACCAATGTCAGGCGTTTCCAACACATCCGTGCTTGGCACATCCTTAACCGGCGGCTGATAAGGGGTGGTTTTTGGACCTTGATATCCCGTGCGCAACGGCTCAATTTCAGGCAAAGGCTTTGCCCTCTGCGCCTCAATGTCACGCATAAGCTGTTCATAGGTATCTTGCCCGTAGAAGGGGCTGCCTCCATCAGCATAACGCTTGCGGGCTAGGCGCAGGGCTTCGCTGATGGAAGTAGGACGCTTCATGGCTGAACCCTTAATGACTGCGGGTCAGAAGATGGTGAATGATCTCAAGAGCCTTGTGAACCGAGTCAGGTTTGGCGTTAGCAGCCCCGCCACGCTTCATGCCCTGCTCATTGAGCTTAGTCACATCAAAGTTGGGGTCATCCTTATGGGTTCTGGCATACTGGCGCTCTGCCCGCATCCAAGCACCGGAATCACTGGGGTCAGCTTGAGACTGCTCAAAGAGTTGACGGGTTGTTGCAGGCTGTCCAAAGATTTTAGACAAAATGCCAGGCTGCTCACGTGCCAACTCCGCAGGGCGCATTGGGGGCATCGGTGCAGTTTGAGTACGAGCCTGTTGAACAGCTTGCTGTGACGCAGTTGCAGGCGCAGGACTAGCCACTACAGGGGCATAAGCGGAATCAATTGCTGACGCAGTAGCGCGTCGTGAGCCAAGAACTTCAGCAGGTGTAGCACTATATTTGTAGTCAAACCTATCTTTAGAATTGATGTCATACGTAGGGCCGCTAAAATAAACAGGCATGCCATCCCTTGTCCTAATATCAGGGTCAACCAGCCTTGGCGCTTCTGGTTGTCCAGCAGTTTGTCTAGGCCCATTTATCTGATCTATTAACTTGGTAACTCCGTAAGAGGCCGCAGCAGCAGCCGCTGGAACAGCAAGAACTGGGGCAAAACGCATAAATCCGTTTCCGCCAGATGAGCCCGCCAAAGCAGGATCCGAGTAATAAGCAGATGCAGGCATAGATGAAGATGCAGACACAGGCGCGGCTTCACTGCCAACAGTGCGCATGGTCATGGCCCGGCTAGGCGGCGTCATGGTAAACCCTTGGCCGGGCGTGTCTATCATTGTAAACCCAGTGCCGGGGCCGGGCGCAGGGGCCGCAGCGGCCATGGGCTCACGCTCGACCACTTGCAGTGCCCGCGCCACTTGTTGTGGGGGATTGCGCCCGGACGTAATAGCCCCCGCCTCATCTCCAAGCGCAAGCTCTTGCCTCAACCTAAAGTCAGCTTCAGATTCCCCCGCTAGTCGGCGCAGAGTTTTTTGTTGCGTAGGAGCAACATTTCCTTCGTTCTTAAAGTCAGAAATGCGTTGCGCCTCTTGCCGCCGGATATTTTCAAATTTAGGGGCATTGCTCACAGGGACAGGCGCTTCTGTTTCAAGCACAGCTATTGGGTCAACAGTCCCGCGAACATTTCCCTCATTAAATGGGCGTATATCTTCTGGCCGCACAAATGTCTGGTCTATTACCGGACGTTCGTAATTTGCTAACGGACGGGGATTAGCAGCACGATCCAACGCCATTTGATAACGCTGCTCAGGCTTAAGGTATGCAATACGGGGCGCGCCTTCTGCGCTAGTGCCACGGATTGCACCAGGTGGAAGCTCTAAGATGTTTTCAATTGTAGGCGTACCACGATAGCCAAGCTGCGATGTAGCCCTACGCTCCGCAGGCAAAATTGTTCCCTCAAGAGCAGGGGCAATGCCACCAGGACGGGCCGTAGGTGCGCCGCGACCAATTGCTAAAAGAGCAAGATTTAACGTCTCCCGAATTCCTTCATCAGAATTAGGGTCAATTCTTCCTTCTTTGACCGCATTTACAAAATCCATTGCCGTTTTTAGGCTCATGCCCCCAGCACCAAGCAATACTTGGCCAACAGGGAGCCCAGATGGCGATGTAGAATTAAACATTCCGCCCGCAGGATCGCTCATCCCCCGAAAAGCTGATGGGGCAAATTTGTCTTCTGCAAACTCGCGACGAGGGGCCATTACAGTTCTCCAGTCTTGGTGCCATCCAGAGTAGGCTCATTGCCCTCTAGACGCTGAAGCATTTGAGGATCGATAAACTGCTGAGCAGTTGCTAGCCCGTCAGGGTTGCGCATAACTTCTTCAGCTAGCTTAACAGCAGCAAGGCGCTCGCGGCTCTCGCGGTCGCGCTTGCGGTTGATGGCGTCAAACATGGTGTCCTGATTGCGCTGCTCGATTTCCATCCGCTGCGTATCAACCTGGGCCATCTTGGCGGGGTCGCCCTGATCGCGCTGCATCTCCATCTGAAGACGCATGTGATCAAGCTCAAGGCGAGCCTGAGACTCCTGCGCACGGGTCTGGCTATCCAGCATGCGAGCCTCGGCGTTGCTCTTGTCGTTCTGGGCCTTAGCCATGGCCTGCATAAGCTCTGGCGGAGGCTTGCCCTGCGCAGACGGCGGGATCATAAACTGCTGCGGGTTGGACCAACCAAGAGCCTGCAACGCAGCCGTATCTACCGCAATCGGATCATACAGAGACGGATTGGACGCCACCAACTGCTTCAAGGCCAGCACTTTCATAAGGCGCTGGGTTTGGCTTGAGGTGTTGGGATCCGCCTGCGGGACAAAGTAATAATTGTCCAAAGCGTCCAAGAATGTCTTTTCATCCCAAGGATATGCTGCTTTCCGGCGCTTCTGCCAAAAACTTTCTGGGTGATCCTTGAAACACTCAACCAACATCTCAAACTCTTCAGATTGAGCTGCATGGAGGCGCTTGTGGACCGAGTTTAGAACCTTTTGAGCCTGCTCAATCATAGCGAGCGTTGTACCCACAGGCGCATCGGGCTTACCTTCGGTCACCATGACCTCAGATGTGCCGCCAACGCGCATGCCAGTCTCAGCCATCTGAACGACAAGGTTCATCAGGGCTCCAGACGGCTCCTTATAGGGCAAAGGCATGATGGCTTGGTTGATAGGCATGCCGTTGGTCTTGACCAATGCACCCCCGCCAGGAGGAACACGGAATATATTGGTGTTCTGCCTTGCCCCAGTGTCAGCCATGAGGAAGCCGGGGAAATTGTTGTACATGCCAGCGTCTAGGAGTTCCCGCCACGCCGCCGTGATAGCATTTGTCGTGTTGCCAAGTATATGGAGCAGGCCAATGTCATAGAAGCCCATGCCAGGGACAAAAGTGTACTTAACAAACCGACGCTTAGCGACCGGAAGCTCTGCATCATCCTCTGCATAGTTGCGCACCACCGACAAAACTTGGTTGGACGACACATCGAGGGTCACGATGTACGGGATTTCCAACCCAGAAGGCTTTTTCTTGTGCTTGTGCTCAAACCCAACAAGGTCCAGCTCACAATAAACCTCGTAGATCTCGCGATCACGGTCATCCGGGTTCATAGAGCCCGTAGCAATGCCCTGCTGGGCGCTTTTTTCGCGTTGGACGCTGTCCAGATCCGGCTCTTTGGGCGTAGACAGGTCAATATCACGGTAAACCCCAAGGATTTGGAGCCTTTTGACCGTGCTGGGACGCATATAGGATCGATGAGTGATCCTCTTAGCGTTCCTGAGGTCTGTCGCAGAGTTATTGACGATCAAATCGTTTGCATCGACGCTCTCAGATACCGGACGGTTGCGTAACGGGCAGAAATAGACCTTCTTGAAGCTTGTGCCGCCAAAGCCAAGCATAAGAAGCATGCGATCCGTGTCAGGATAGTACTCAGTAGCCGTTGCAGTCAGATAATGATTGAGGTCATTCTCCAAAGCATTGGCTAGCTGGTCGCTCTGAAGGGTCGCATTGTTGTTGTCGTTGCGAATTTTGACCGGCCCATCGGTGGGCAGCAGCTCAGAACGCGCATTTGCTTGGAATCGCAGCACTGCTTCAAGCAGCAGCGGGTGGCGGACCTTGC